ATCAGAAACTTCTGTTCTGGTGCTTTACCTACAAACATTTCCGATATGAGTAAGCTGTTATCTTTTAAAGAAATGGTTTGTTTGGTTTTGTGCTGTGGTTCATTTAAGAACTTATTGATGTCAAAACCTTCTGTGATTGCATCAGAAACGTCCCACTTCTCAGGCTTACCCCTTGGTGGCGACAGCATTGTTACAGACTTAGCCCCTGCTTTAGAGGCTAAATCTTGGACTAATTTTGCAATCTTTATGCCTGCACTATCATTGTCAGGCCAGATAATGACCTGTTTACCCTGTAATGGAGAGAAGTCGTAACTTGGAGCTGACTTAACAGATAGCATCCCTGCACCCCCTAAGTTACAGGTTGCTGTGTAGCCCATAGCTTTTAGATCATCTGCACATTTCTCACCTTCAACCCAGATAACTCGCTCTGCTTCCAGAATGTCTGGAATGTTGTACAAGGGACGAGTGTCGGGCATTTTAGGATATGTGCTTTGACCTGAGAACTGTCTAAATTCTTTTTTAGCCTTGCCATCCGATCCTCGTATAATCTCACCCGAATCATCTTTGGATATGTATCTACGGACAGAGCAAATGATCTCACCATCTTCCGATACATAGAAATGCTCACCATCAAAAGGAGTGTTAATATCTATCTGAACTTTAGCTTTAGTTGGAGCTGGCGCATCTAAATTAGGTTTTATCGGGTTTTCTGGTGGTCTGGTGTATTCTTGTCTATCTAAATAGTCACTGAAATATTCTGTAACATCTCTCAGGGTCATTCCTCGACCCTCCATCATAATCTTTGCGATACCTCCGATACCTTCACTGGTACTAAAATCCATACCCTGCATAAAGTCAGCACGGTTAGAATCTACAGAAATTTTTAGAGATTTTCCGACCTCACCGCTTAGCGATCCGATCTCAAATTGAGTGCCTCTAATAACACCGTTTGGGTATGTATCCACCAGTGCTTGCAACTGTATGCTACGAGGCACTTTGTCACTGATTTCTTCTGCTAAATTACTAGATTTAGTATTGCTAAGTCTTATTACTACCATTATTCTGTACCCACCACATAAAGTTCGTTTTAATCTAGGAGGGTGATGTTTACCGACATTTCACCCTCCACTTTTTTCATTTAGTTTATTCTCCCCAACACGAGTCTTGATACTCGCAGAATTTGCATAAAAAGAAATCCCTACTTTGTGCTATGCGAGGTAGAATGTCATTTGCTTTTATACTAGTCAAGATGTCTACTGCTTTATCGCTTGCTTCTTGAGCAAGTTTTTTATCAAACGGAACTAACTCATAGTAAACTTCACTGGTATTTTTATTAACAACTGTGAATAAACAATCGTTTTCCGTAAGATCCATGTAGGCTTGATAGAGTGCTATCTGAGTCGCATAAACCTTATTTGTTTTAGCAACACCGTGCTTTACAAACTCTTTAAACTTCCTATCATTCGAAGATTTGTTTTCCCACAAGGCAGGATACCCAATAGGTACTGGCCCAGATAATATAACACCATCTATGTGACCTTTTATCTGGTCATCTGCTATAGCGAACCCAAATTGCTTTCCAGACTTATCTTCTGTTTTTAAATCAAACTTTGCATCACGCAACCATTTAGCCGCGTAATCCTCGATCTCATGCCCGAACTGAAAAATACGCAATGTCTTTGCAGTAAATTCCCTTTCTGGATCAGAAGGATAGTTCATAAATCTATACTGTATTTTTCTGCTACATTCCTCACCAATTGACGAAGCGCCTATATAGTTGCGTTTCGGTATTTTTTTATTATTCTCAACGATCTTCTCGTCTATCGCGTCTGAGATTTGATTCTCTAAATCTTTAGAACGGGATGATGGTGCTGTTTGTCGGCCAATTTCCTGTGATTCTAAAGTAGTTCTCTTCAAGTCTATCAATGGGAATTTCCTCCTCGATTGGTGTTGTTTGCTGTATTGCATAAATTAATACTTCTATTTGCTCTTGAGACATTTCGCATAATTTAGTTTCCCAACCAAATTTCTTACACACATGTCCTATTTCTTTAAATGGACTTATTTTATTAGTCATGTATCCCCCTTAATGTAATTTTTGTTTGTCGTTAGTAAGCATTTCCTTTTTAGAAAATAATCTAAATTTTTTAATATACTCAATTGGAGTGTATAATTTTATCATATGACGTAAATCTCTTTCTGTATATTTTTCTTCAAGACCATTGTCTTTAAAAGAAATCATCTCCCAATTGTGAGGCTTGTCATTTTGTTTAGCTGAATAAAAACAAGAGCCAAACAGAACATTATTTTTAGATTTTAATATATAATCTTTAGTTATTTTGTCAGCACGATCAGCTACTTCCTGATTGTCGTAACTATTTCTAACAAAACAAATCATTTTAAATTCATTTGTAAATATTTCTCCTTCAGTATTTTCACTAATTAAAAAAACATTCATCTTAAATCTTGGCATCTTGCTCCTCCTTTATCATAAATTCTCCACCTAAAGCTGAATAGCCAATTTTATCCTCCCAACTGTCCTGATGGTGCATCGACTCTAGCAACCTAGATGTCTTCAACCAATCCATCATTAGAACCACATGGCCCTCATTAATATCTCCATCAACAGAGTTTATAATGACGTTCCAACCATCGGCAATTCTCTTGTGGTTTAACTTTGCATCACCATAAACATCAGCTCGATCAACATTAATCTTTGCTTTAGCCGCATCTAAAAGATTATTTCTTATCATAACCCATTTCCTTAACCATTTTATCTATTTTGTCTTTATTCCAAAGATAATTCAACCAACAGGCGGCTTTATACTTTGTCCAGGAGAAATCCATAAAGCTGATTTCAACATTATTTTTCTTTAAAAGTTCCATTTGTTTTGGTGTAGCTCTATCGTTTAACCACCTCTTGCTTTTGTTAGCTGCTTTGCTGCTCTCAATCTCTCTTAGGAAGTCGTCTGCGGCAGAAGTAGCCTGTACTTTGCTACCAATCGCAACAGCCTTTAAGCGTCCATTCTGAGACTTCACAAGACCTATTGAGTTCTCACCTATTGTAGCCACTATTCCGAATCCGTCAAATCCAGTTGCCATCATGCAATTGCCGTTACCAAAGATGTCTATCCATCTAAATGGTGACAGTTTCATTAGATCAAATTCAGTTAACTCAAAGTCATGTAGCTCAGACTTATCTTGCGCCTCGAACAGATGACCACAGTTAGGACAGACGCGAGAGTTTTGAGGAACAGTCCAACCACAATTAGAACATTCTTTAGTTGGAGCTACACCTTCATCACCATCGTTTTCGTTTCCTGCTAAGTTTACACCCTCATCTAAAGCACCGTGAGTGATGATGCTTGTTCCAAAGTCTAAGACCAAACAGTCTTTTTTAATTGTATTGGGATAAAGTTCTGGATCAATAATCCTTAGACCTCGACCAATCATCTGAACCATTGTAGATTTGTAAGAACATGGCCTTGTCAGCACAATGCACGACACTGGTGGAGCATCAAAACCTTCAGTTAAAACTGCTACGTTTACTACCACTTGAACATCGCCATGTTCTAAATCGTGCAAAATCTGTGATCTATCTTTTTTAGGTGTTTCGCTTGTTACAACTTCTGCATTTATACCTTCAGCTAAAAACTCATCAAGCAGCGCATTGGCGTGATTGATAGTAGAACAGAATACAACAGTCTTTCTATCCCCTGCTCGATCAAGCCATTCTTGAACCACTCGCTGATTAATAATAGTTCTATTCATTATGGCTTCGACTTGTTCCATATCGAACTCGTTTGCCAGTTTACGAACTTCACTTAGTTTATCTTTAACTCCAACATCAATTACAAACGCCCTTGGCGGAACTAAAAAACCTTCTCTAATGAGGGTGGTTAGCTCAATCTGATGTGAGCAATTATCGAATATACCTTTTAATGCTTTTCCATCGCCTCTGTTAGGCGTGGCAGTAAATCCTACAATCTCTGAATATTCATTATCATCTCTAACGGCATTGATTACTTTTTTATAAGTATCAGCGGCAACGTGATGACTTTCATCTATCACTACCATGTCAAACTTAGGTCTTTTCGCCAGATTGTTATCCCTTGATAACGTCTGAATCATTGAGAAAACTGCATCGCCATCCCAGTTTTTAACTGTACCATTGACAATACTGGTTTTCATAGATGGATTTATTTTACTAAACTTCATCATGTTTTGTTCTACAAGCTCGTTACGATGCTGTAGAACTAGGACACGATTACCTTTTTTGTATCTCTTACCAATTAAAGCAGAAAGCATAATCGTTTTTCCTGCACCTGTAGGCGCGACAACGATTGTATTCTTTCTGTCATCTAAAGCTTTGGATGCGTCTGATACCGCTACATCTTGATATGGTCTTAGTATCATAATTAACCTCTAGTTGGAATGGAGAGAATGGTGAGGGGTTTGTGGCACTCTGCCCCTCGTCAGAGTGTGAATCGGCGTGGTAATAAACACCTTAGCCACTCACATTTAGCCTTTTATCTAGCCCAATCAGGAACAGGACCACTTGCTGTGGACTGAGGTTGAGGAGCTTGGCTACTAATAGGAGCCGCACCACCAGAGATAAAATCTTTTGAGTTCGGAGTAAGAACCACTAACATTTTATTTTGATCTGCGTACCCATTTGTGCCTTTTTCAACCTTAATTTTAGCACAGATCTCCATGCCATTCAACTGGTCAATACCTGAGATTTGCCGTTTAGATTGTGCCGCTTCGGACATATCCGTAGGATCAAGATTATTATGACTTTCGATAATAGATCTAAGAGTTCTTAGACCAATCTCTTTAGCCACTGGGATACCGCTTTGGCCCATTTTAGAACCATCTACAAAGATATTGTCCCAAACTTTTCTACGATCATATGGTCCACCGAAGACAGTTAGTTCTAACTGAGTCCACTTTGCTCCAGTATTCGACGATTGTTTAAACCAGTTACCTCTACCAAACTCAGGAACTTCCATGTCTCCAGGTTTCAATGAGAGAATTGCACGAACTACAGTTCCGTGTGGAATAAGTTCAAACTCTCTTGTTGACTCATCAACAGGTGTATTATTTAGATTAAGCATCTTTCATTTCTCCTTTATTTGAATTTTGATTTTTAGGGTCAACAAATACCAAAGGTCTTTCAGACTGTGGTTTTCCGCTACCCATTTTTGCAATTAATTTACCTAAGTGAGGCTCTTCGAGAGTTTCGAGCCTGCCAGACCTATCCTTCGCAGGATAGCCCCATTCATTTAATGGATCGCACACAAACGCACGATACTGTCCATTTTCTCCAGTTAGGATTGCCATCGTAATTATCTCATCAACAATACCTGGCATTTCCCTTCCTGTTTTCGCACC